TGCTGTCCCGCCACCAGGACAACCCGCGGTACTTCCACCCGGACGGCACACCCACCCCGTTCGGTGAGGACTACATGGCCAAGCTCGACGGCCTCACCGGGGTGCGGCGACTCAGGTTGCGTGACGGGATCTGGGCCGCGGCGGAGGGCATCATCTACGACGAGTGGGACCCGGCCGTGCACGTCGTTGACCCGTTCCCGATCCCGGAGGATTGGACCCGCTGGTGGTCGGTCGACTTCGGGTTCCGGCACCCGATGGTCGTGCAGCAGTGGGCGGAGCACCCCGACGGCGCCCTGTACCTGTACCGCGAGTTCTTCCAGACCGGGCTGACGGTGGACCTGTTCGTGGCCGACATCCTCGAGCACGTCACCGAACCCAACCCCGGCTTCAAACCGGACCCGGCGGCGCGGATCCCGGAGCCGGCCATCGCGCGCCGCGGCGCGTGGACCGAGCCGCCGCCGCGGGCGATCATCGCCGACCATGACGCGGAGGACCGCGCCACCTTCGAACGCCACGTCGGCCGGTCCACGACGAAGGCGAACAAGAAGGTGCTGGCCGGGATCCAGGCGGTGCAGAAGCGGATCCGGGAGCGGCGGATCTTCCTGCTCCGGGATTGTCTGGTGCGGCGTGACCCGGAGTTGGTGAAGGCTGGCCGGCCGACGTGCACGGCGGAGGAGTTCACGTCGTACGTGTGGGCGGACACTCCGGAGCATCCGAAGGAGCAGCCGGTGAAGGACGGGGACGACGGGATGGACGCCGGCCGGTACATGGTGGCGAAGCGGGATCTGGGCGGCAGGCCCAATATCCGGTTCATGTGAGCGCGGGGGAGCCCGTAGGGAGCCCGCACGCTTGGGACGCTATCGGTTGTGGGCGGATAACACGACACGAGCCGTCATGATCGTCTTTCGCTGACCAGCCGGAACAGCAGAGCGTGACACGACACGACACGGGGCGACACGTTCTCCCACAGACTCATAATCCATCGGTCGCGGGTTCGAGTCCCGCCCGCCCCACCACTGATCAGGCGCTTGACCTGCCCGTTTGGCTGACCCCCGAAAATCCATCGGCCGCACGCCCGGCCGAGGGAGACCGTAGGGAGACCGTCAGTCCCGCGCGGCCGGGTCTTGGGGCCGCCACGCATGGCGGTAGTCAGGGTGGTTGGCGTACGGCAGTGCGAGCAGCCGAAGCGTTGTGCAGTCCTCGCCGTCCATGACCCACTGGCAGTTGTTGATCTCGCGCGAGATGGGGTCGTAGCTGCTGCACTCATGCGACCCGGCGTGCAGATCGATGATCCGCCGCTTGGCCTCGACATCGCGGCGGATGAACGCGCAGCAGCCGGGCAATCCTTGGCACGCCGCCGCGTTGCAACCGCAGAGATCATCACCGGCGTAGGCGGCTGCTGAACGGAGCCGGGCCCGCAGGAACGCCACCAGGCCGTCCGTCACGAGTCGGCCCCTCTCCGCCGCGGCGCCTCGATGCCGTTGTCTCGGGCGATCCTGCGGAAACGGCCTCGGATCACTCACGCGCAGCCCTCTCCCGGTCGTGACGCCTCTTGTGGACGTCCATCAAATCCGGCACCACCACAGATCCGCAGTCAAGGCAGGCGATGACCTTCCCCGAGATCGTGAGATCTTTGAGCGGTACCGCGAGCCATGGGCCGCCCATCAGATCCCAGCCGTGCGGGTAGATGTGGATCTTTATAGGGCCGCTCATGCTGACCCGTCCTCTGGTCGCTGCGCGGTCTGTCCGGCGCGCCAGCCTTGGCCCGGCCGGGAGGCCAGCCATTCGGTGATCGTTTCCTCGCGCCACAGCGGCGTGCGGCCCGCGTACTCGTCCGGTTCGGGGATGTCGCCGCGGCGCCGGTACCGCCAGATCGTTTCCCGGCTGACGCCGGCGCGTTCGGCGACTTGCTGTGCTTCGAGGTAGCCGTCCATGACCACAAAATACGTTGTCCTCTTGGCTTTGACAAGCTGACCCCTCCCACGATAACGTTGTCCTAGTCAAGCGGACAACAGGGGAGCGGACATGGAGACGGGGACCTGCCAGAGCTGCGGACGCAGGCTCACCAGCCCGGCGAGCATCGCCCGCGGCCGCGGCCCCAAGTGCTCCGCGAAGGTCCGCCGCGCGGCCCGCCTCGTCGTCGACCTGATCGACGCCGCCGGCTACAAGCCGCACCAGCTCGCCTCCGCCGTCGAGCTGATCGAGGACGCCGCGATCGTGCCGCTCCCGGTCGCCGGCGCGTACGTCGCCGTGTCCACCGACGGCCACGACTTCTACGAGTGCACCGCCCACACCTGCGGCTGCCCGGCCGCCGAGCACGACCGCAAGTGCTACCACCGTCTGTCCGCCACCATCCTCGACGCCGCCTGAACCGGGGGAACCGATCATGAAATTCCGCACCCACGAGGAGCACGCCGCCGCGCTCCCGAACTTCCTCTGCCACTCCGGCTGCTGCTACGAGCGGTACGCGGCGATGCACCGGGGCAGCCCGCCGCTCACCTTCGACGAGTGGCGCGAAGCCGACATCTGACCGCCCGTCCGCAGCGGCATCTTCGCCGCCGCGGCCTAACCCCCTGGGGGACCTGATGCATGCGACGACAGACGGGTACTCCGTCACCCTCACCATGAGCGTCAAGGACGCCGACGCGCTGGAGAACGAGCTGCTCTGGAGCACCCGTGACGACGACTCGGCCATGGATGCGGCGTGGGAAGCGCTGAATGAACTGGAGTTCTAGACCGGAAATCCTTCGGTTGAGTGGCCGAATCGCAACAATTTCTTGCGTGGCGTGGTAGGTAGCCAGGTGTTACCGGCGGTAACATCCGTGGCATGACGATGCTCGCCGCGGTTACGGCTGCCTACCGTGACGCGCGAGCAACAACGAAGCCTAAGAAGCCCCGCACGCCGCTGCTTGTGAAGGCGGCCCGGCTCGCCGCCCGGCTGCTGCCCCGTTGGGACGCTGTCCGCCGGGTAACCCTCCACCTCGCCGGCCTCGGCGCCATCGACTACGCCCTGTACGAAGTGGCGGCCCCGGCCGGGATCGCAGCCGCCGGCGTGTCGCTGCTGCTGCTCGACTTCTTGGCCGGTGAGAGGTGAGGTCCCTGGTCGCAGAGATCGCGACCGCCTTCACCAACAAGGCACCCGTGCCGTACGCCCCCCGCCGCCAGTCCCTCATGTCACGGCTCGGTGGCCGAAACGACGCCGACGCCCAGATGCGCGCCATGGGCGGCGTCGGAACCCTGTTCGCGATCGTTGACCGGTACGCGTCCGCGACCGCTCAGGTCGACTGGCATCTGTGGGCCAGGGCCGCGTCCGGCCGCGACGAGGACCGCAGAGAGATCACCCGGCACCCGGCGCTGTCCGTGCTGCACAAGCCCAACGACTTCTACAGCTCCGAGGAGCTGGTGGAGACGGTGCAGCAGCACATCGACCTGATCGGTGAGGGCGTCGTCGTGGTCGTCCGTGACGGCACGTTCAACATCCCGATCGAGCTGTGGCCGGTACGCCCGGACAAACTGCAGCCGGTCACGGACCCGGAGGAGTTCATCTCCGGGTACGTGTACTACAGCCCGGACGGTGAGAAGGTCCCCCTCGACGTCGACGAGGTCATCCGCATCAAGCAGCCCTGCCCGTGGGACCCCTACCGCGGTCTCGGCGCCGTGCAGGCCATCTTGGCGGACCTGCAGTCGGTGCAGTACGCAGCCGAGTGGAACCGCAATTTCTTCCTCAACTCGGCGGAGCCGGGCGGCGTCATCGAGGTCGACGAGGAGCTAGACGACGTCGAGTTCCGGCGGCTGCGGGAGCGGTGGAACGAGCAGCACCGCGGCGTGTCCCGCGCCCACCGGGTCGCGATCTTGGAGAAGGGCAAGTGGCGGGACCGCAACGTCTCCATGAAGGACATGCAGTTCGCGGAGCTGCGGAACGTTTCCCGTGAGGTGATCCGGGAGGCGTTCCGCGCCCATAAACACATGCTCGGTTTGGCCGACGACGTGAACCGGGCGAACGCGCAGGCCGCGGAGATCACGTTCGGCCGGTGGGAGGTTCTGCCGCGGCTGAAGCGGTGGAAGACGAAGCTGAACGGGGAGTTCCTGCCGCTGTTCCCCGACAACTCCCGGTACGGCATCGAACTCGACTACGACAACCCGGTACCGGACGACCAGGAGTTGGAGGCGCAGCTGCTGACCGCCCGGGCGGATGCCGCGTCCAAGCTGGTGACGGCCGGGTGGCAGGCGGACGGGGTGCTGTCCGCGGTGGGGCTGCCGGAGATCGAGTACGGCGGTGCCCCGGCCGCTCCCGAACCCGCCCCTCCCGCCATAGAGCCGGTGGCGCTGGTGCGGCTCCCGATGGCCGACGACACGCCCCGCCTGGCCCTGCCGCGACCCCCTGAGCAGCGGGGCCAGGCGGACAACCCCGCCCCCGAGAACGCCATGCGGTGGGTCGCGGTGTGCGAGGACGACGACGAGTCCTGCCAGCCCTGCAAGGACAACGACGGCCAGCTGTACCGCAACCGCGGCGACGCCTACGCCGACTACCCGGGCGGTGAGGGCTACGTGCACTGCCTCGGCCGCGGGAACTGCCGCTGCCGCGTGGTCAAACGAAGGAAGGGCGGCGAGTGATGGACGAGCAGCGGATGCGGATGGCGCTGCAGGCGCAGAACCTGGCGCAGGCCACCCACGGCAAACCCTGGTATCAGGTCCGGAACGCAGCCCAAGACCGCACCGTGATCAACATCTATGACGAGATCGGCGACTTTTTCGGGTTGTCCGCCAACGAGTTCGTCAACGACCTGCGCGCCATCAGCACCCCTCAGATTGAGCTGCACATCAACAGCCCCGGCGGGATCGTGTTCGACGGGATCGCGATCTACAACGCGCTGCGGCAGCACCCCGCCAACGTCCACGTCGTCGTCGACTCCATCGCCGCGTCCATCGCCTCCGTGATCGCGATGGCCGGTGACCGGATCGACATGGCGCACGGCTCGCAGATGCTGATCCACGACGCGCACGGCGCGTGCATCGGCAACGCCGCCGACATGACCGAGATGGCCGGGCTGCTCACCAAGCAGTCCGACAACATCGCGAACATCTACGCCAACCGGGCCGGCGGCGATGTTGCCGACTGGCGGCAACGCATGCAGACCACCACCTTGTATCTGGCGCAGGAGGCCGTGGACGCGGGCCTCGCGGACGGGCTGCTCGGCGACGACGCCGACCTCGAGCCGATGGCGGCGGTGTGGCGCCCCGACATGCTGAACCACGTCCCGGTGATCAGTAACCGGGCGTTGCAGGAGCTGTTCCGCCGGGTCGAGGCGAAGGCGTCGGCGGTGCACCACACCGGCACGGAGAACTCCTCGTGGGACGGGCCCGGCGCCGAGCGAAACATGCCGAACGACCCGGCCACGTTGAAGTACTGCCACGCCTGGTCGGACCCGTCGGGTGACCCGGCGAACAAGTCGTCGTACAAGTTCCCGCACCACCGCACCAAGGGCGGCCCCGCCAATTTGTCGGCGTGCCGGAACGGGCTGGCGCGGCTGTCGGGCGCCGACATCGACGACAAGGACGGCGTGGAGGCGCACCTGCGGGCGCACCTTTCCGACGGCGGCGGCAGCGAAGACCACCACCACGACCCGGTGGGCAACAACGACGGATCGCGATTCAGCCTCGATCCCGCGGCTATCGCACGTGCCTTTAAGGAGGCCGGATCATGACCATGGCACTGCCTGAGACCGTCGCGGAGTTCCAGGAGGCGCTGCGCGATGAGAAGAAGGTCGGCGAGCTGCTGAAGGCGGGCGAGTTCAACGCCTTCGTCAACGGCTACGCGAACAAGCTGGCCGAGTCGAAGGTCGGCAAGGACCTCGACGGGCAGATCCGCGACCAGGTGGACGCGGTGTTCACCGAGTTCGCGAAGAACAACCGGCCGAAGGGCACCAGCAAGCTGGACTTGCGGTGGACCGGCACGCCTGGGGCGCGGGGTACGGGGGCGGTGCGGAACGCCGCCTACAACTCGAAGCTGCCGACCGCGCAACTCGACGGGCTGTACGACCTGGGCAGTCTCGCGATCGACGTGCAGCAGTATCGGCTCGGCCGGAACCTGCGGAACGCCGACGCGTTCGCGAAGGTGCAGGAGATCACGAACTCCTACTCGGAGACGGACCCGAGCACCGGCGGGTTCCTGGTGCCGGAGGAGACCCGGTCGGAGTTGCTGCAGATCGCGCTGGAGCAGTCGATCGTCCGGTCCCGCGCCACCGTCATCACCATGTCCAGCCTGACCACCAAGATCCCCTTCGTCGACGAGACCACCCACTCGGGGTCGGTGTTCGGCGGCATGATCTTCTATTGGATCGGGGAGTCCGCGTCGATCACCCCGACCGAGGCCCGGTTCGGGAACGTCAAGCTGGAGGCCAACAAGCTCGTCGGCGGCGCCCGCGTCCCGAACGAGCTGTGGAACGACGCGTCCGCCCTGTCGACGTGGCTGCAGACCAACGCGCCCCGCGGCCTGGCGTTCTTCGAGGACAACGCGTTCATCAACGGCACCGGGGCGGGCCAGCCTCTCGGGCTCCGCAACGGCGGCGCGAAGATCTCCGCGGCGCGCGCCGGCGCGAACGCCATCACCATCGACGACATCTCCGGCATGTACGCCCGGATGCTGCCCAGCTCGCTCGGCTCGGCGGTGTGGCTGGTGAACCAGACGCTGCTGCCGAAGCTGTTCTCGCTGTCGACCGGCACGGGCGGCTACCCGCTGGGTGTCGTGAACATCTCCGACAACCCGATGCCGACGATCCTGGGCCGCCCGATGATCGTCACGGAGAAGGTCCCGGCGCTCGGCTCGGCCGACGACATCATGTTCGTCGACCTGTCGTACTACCTGGTCGGCGACCGGCAGGCGGTGTCGCTGGACTTCTCCGAGCACTCCCGGTTCATGAACGACGAGGTCGAGCTTCGCCTGATCGAGCGGGTCGACGGGCAGCCGTGGGTGCAGTCCGCGCTGACCCCGCTGCACGGCGACACCCTGTCCCCCTTCGTTGGCATCGACGCCAGCTGACCTGATCCGTCGAGACGGAAGGAAACGACAATGACCATCCACGGGTTCGGCAAGGACTTCGACATCGTTCCCGGTGTCGTCCCGGTCGCCGACCTCGCCGGCGGCGCGCAGACCGGTGTGCGGCTGCACCTGAAGAACTACCGGGGCTGCGCGATCGTCGGCTACATGGGCGCCGTGTCGGCCGGTACCGACACGTTCGTCCCCGACATTCAGCAGGCCGACGCCGCCACCTCCGGGAACACCAAGGACCTCGACGTCGTCACGCAGTGGTTCGTGAAGTCCGAGACCACGCTGGACGCCGACGAGACGTGGACGCGGGTCACGCAGTCCGCGGCGTCGGAGATCTCGCTGACCGGCGCCACATACGCGGCCACCCAGCTGCTGGTGGTCGCCGAAGTGTCCGTGACGGACCTGGACCTGGCCAACGGGTACGAGTGGGTGTTCGTGATCCAGGCCGACCCGGGCACGGGCGGCACCCGCCCCGGCTGCTACTTCTACGTCCCCTACGGGCTGCGGTACGGCCGCCGGCCTGACCTGCTCGTCGACCCGAACGCGTAGGGGGATCGCCGTGGTCTGGGTGTGCGTGCGCTGCGAGACCAGGTACCCGCCTGGCCCCGGTGCCGTATGCCCAGGCTGCGGCTCACCGGACCACATCGGCCGAGAGGAGAAGCCGCATGTCGTGGGAGGAAGACTTTCTGATGGGGAAAGTCCGCGACCTCGAGGCCCGCGTCGCCGACCTCGAACGGAAGGTTGACGGGTCATGGGATGGCAGCAGCTCGCCGACATCTACCGAACCGCCGCAGACGAGTACGCCGAGCAGCGGGTCGAGCCCCCAACCGCCTGCCCCAACGACGGGCAGCCCCTCGAACCCGGACCCGGAGGGGTCCTCCACTGCCGTTTCGACGGGTGGCAGTGGCCTAGAGACGCCGAAGGCGTATGCGGCTAAGCCGGAATGGGTCCAGTTCGTGACCGCGAACGGCTGGCCGGCCGACGAGTTGGGCGACCCCGCGGAGCGCACCAAGACCGAACTCATCGCTTGGTGGGACCGCCGCTGACGTCTCGCCGGGCAATGGGCCCGGCCAGGACCGGGAGACCGGCCCGGCGAGACCACAACTGAA